ATTAGATTTTAATTTTGGAGGAATCGTTTGTTTCTTTGGCTTGACTTCTATAATCTTTGTTGTCTTATTTCCGTTCTTATCAACGACACATATTAAAAAATCTGGAAAGTATCTATGAACTTTACGATCGATAGGACTTCTATAGGGTATCCATAATTCTTCGGACTGCCATTGGACTATATTTCCGCTTAGATCAAAATATTTCATGAGCTTATATTCCCACGATGATCTAAATACAATATTACACGGATTTCCTTTATATTTTTCAGGAAATTTTGGTTTATATAATCCTTTTTGTGTAGGCATCATATATTTATGACTATAAATAGGTCATATTCATAGGGAAAATACATATGGCATACTCAGTAAAGTCGGCTCCTCTAGCGAAATTAGGAGCTAAAGGTATGGTAAACTTAATGTTTCCGCTAGAGGATCAACTTACATATCATACTCATCATATTATATTTACAGTTTATGAAACTAAAAGAGAAGCTAGAAATTCGCCGGATACAACAGAAGCTATCGCCAGAATAAAACTTCCAATGACTCAAGAATTACAGGTCAGCTATAATGCTGGATATGCAAATCCCGACTTAGGTGGAATAGTTGCGAGTGCATTAGCTGCAGCTGATAAAACGGGCTCTGCAATATCTGAGATGGCATCGAATAACTTAGAACAAAATAAAACCTATATAAAAGAAATAGTCGCAAAAGCTACAGCCAATCCTGGATCGTTATTAAATGGTGTTGTTAATGCCGGCGGGGCTGTATTGAATCAATTAGCACCTATCGGAGGTGTCCTTGTTCAAGGAGCAATGAGCGCAGCCGGAATAGCTAGAAATCCACATAAAGCTACATTATTTGAGGGAACTGATTTTAGATCTCATAGTTTTAGTTTTAGATTTTCTCCAGTTAAAGCATCTGAAAGTGACGCAATAAGAAATATAATACATATATTTAAATATCACATGCATCCAGGTTATGCTGGTGGAACATATGGTGGAGTTGATTTATCTTCAGGAAATCACTTTTTTTCAACTCCAGAATTTTTTAAGATAGAATTAAGTAATAAAGGAAAATATACAGTTAATGATTATCAAATTTGTGTATTGAAGGGAATGACTGTTAATTATCAACCATCAAATTATCCAGCTTATGCTAGAGCTGCTGGATCCGGTCCTGCTCCTATGGAAGTTATAATGAATTTAGAATTTCAAGAAACCGCTATTATTACGAAAGAAGTTATAGGGGATCCATATATGTCGATCGATCAGATGAAAGCTAATGCTCGTGGAGCTTCTGACTAATTATGTCACACTACTTTAAACCATTTCCAATCATTTCTTATAAATTGTCAGGAATGACTCCGACGATTTCTGTTACAGATATAACACGCAGATTCGGTTTGTCTTCTCTATTACGAAATAATTCTGCGATATATTTTGATTATGAAGTCAAAGACGGGGATAGACCAGATATCATTGCAGATAAATATTATGACGATCAAACATTAGATTGGCTTGTATTGCTAACGAATGAAATACATGATCCATATTTTAAATGGCCATTGTCTTATGAAAATTTTACAAACTATATTCGCCAAAAATATGGTAGTGTTGCTGTCGCACAATCAACAACGCATCATTATGAAAAAACTATCCAAGCTCAGTCGCGCAACGAAGATGATACAATAATTCCAAAAAGAACGGTTATTGTAGACTACGCAACATATTTAACGGATGTAGCAAATACTAGAATAGTTGATACTTTTTCTTATGAAAATGAATTAAATGAATCTCATAGAAATATTAAGATATTGGATGAAAGATTTCTTTCAATTGTCGTAGATACCCATAGAAGAATCTTTGCATAATGACGCAGCTATACATACCAGGACTAGTCGATTTTGCTGAAATAACAATAACGAACACTGCAGGCACAGAGACTGTCAACATATCAAATATAGTTGCAGAGTTAAGTTATTATGAAGATATCTTTTCTCCGGCTGTATCGTGTTCATTTATGTTAGTCGATGCAATTGCTCTGCAGAGTTCACTTCCTATTTCTGGAGGAGAATCTTTTAAATTGAAAATGCGCGCTAAGGGTGATGACGATGTCAATGCAGAAATAGAAACAAAATTGCAAGTCTATAAAATATCAGAAGCATTTCATTATAATGAAAAAACAGAAGCGTATACTGTATTTGCAACTACTGAAGAATTACTAACGAATGAACAATTTAATAGACTAATTCGACTGGGAACCAATGAATTTACAATAGATAAAACTGCAAATAATATATTCATTAGTAATATTCAAAAAGTATCCAATAAAAAATTGATCACTCTTGAGGAAACAGAGGGAATATTTAATTACACATTTTCATCAATTAGTCCATTTAGAGCGATGAACATGATGTGTTCGCAAGCCAAGTCTGCAAAAAATATATCATCCAATTTTGTATTTTATGAAACATCCCTCGGATATCATTTCGTCACGATGCAAGAATTGATGAAAAAGAAACCTATAGAATCTTATATCTATATGGAAGAAATCAAATCACTGCAAAGAATAACTGATCTTCAAGACGTTAGGGATTATCAAAAGATCATATCGAGTGAGATTGTTGGAGGAATTGCATTATTAGAAGGAGCTCTAAAAGGAACTTTTTCTGGAATAACTAAAACTCTAGACGTGTTAGCTAAGTTATTTTTTTCTAAAACATACGACTATGCTAAAAATTTTAAATTAGTGCATCCAGATGCAGAAAAAGAAAATAAAAAAATATTGACTGAAGAAACAATCAAAAAGTTTACTTCATCGCCTACAAGAGAATCTTTTGTTACAACTAATTCTAAAGTATCACAACTGTCTTATGTTAAAGGTCTTCAGCCAGAAATGGAGCAATCGTTTATAAAAGTTCAAGAGTTCGAAGCTATAGAAAAAGCTGCAACAGAACAAATCTTATCACAAAAAATAAATGTTATGGTTCATGGGAATCCCAGAATACATGCGGGAGATACTGTTAATTTAACATTTCCAGATCCTACTATAACTGAAAAAGGAAAAAGGAAAGATAACGACGATACTACTGGAAAATATTTGGTAACTGCAGTTGTTCATAGGATTAATGTCACGCATAAATATGTTACGATTATGGAATGTGTCAAAGACGTTTCTAAAGTTCAACCGAAACCAGAGGATGAATAATGACTATAAAAGAAAATTGGATTGGTACAGATGGGTTTACATGGTTTCTAGGAATTGTTCAAGATATAAATGATCCTCTGAATTGTGGTAGAGTTAAAGTAAGATGTGTCGGATGGCATTCGGATAATATAAATGAACTTCCTGTTTCAAATTTACCATGGGCTCAAGTTTTAATGCCAGTGACGTCTGCATCAACAAGTAGTGTTGGACGATCTGGAACAGGATTATTAAATGGATCATATGTGATGGGGTTTTTTCTAGATGGAGAAACTTCTCAACAACCAGTCGTCATGGGATCGTTACACGGGATTCCAGATGGTTCAGATCAAGGCGGATATTCAGATCCAGATAAAATTTATCCAAAATTTCCTGGATTTCCAGACACACCAAATTTAGCATATAATAGATTTGTTCAAGATAAGATAACAAAAGATAAAGAAGCAAATAGAGTCAAAGATGTTCCGACTGCAAGATTACAAAAAGTTACTTCTGTTTCTCCAGATTTAGGAGAAGCTGAATACGAGTTAAAAACATGGAGTGAACCATTACCGAGAAATGGAAAAGATCCAATATATCCTAAAAACCATGTTACGCAAACCGAATCTGGTCATGCAATAGAAATTGATGATACATCAGAAAATGAAAGAATTCACATCTATCATAGAACTGGAACTTTTTGCGAAATACAAGATACAGGCGATAGAGTAACAAAAATCATTGGTGATGACTATGAGATATGCGTTAAAGATAAAAATATTTTTATATCTGGAGAATGCAACGTCACAATTATAGGCGATACTCGATTAAGAGTAGATGGTGATCTTATTCAAGAAGTCGTTGGAGACTATAATCTTACAGTTCATGGTGATATGAAGACAAAAATAAATGGAAACGATGTTAAGGAAGTTCTTGGATCACGTTCCCATCAAATCAATAAAGACGAAACAAGAAGAATAACTGGAAGACGCGACTTTGAAATTGGGGGAGCTCTTTCGGAAAACATCGTAGGTCCTACATCAACAACGATGTTATCTGGTTTAACAGAAACTATAGATGGGGATTTTCAATCAACAACTTCAGGGAATGTAATTCAATTTTCGGAGGAACAAATGGATATCGGATCTGGACAAGTTATGAATATATCAGCCGGCTCAAAGATGAATATCAGATCAATTGATAACTATCAAGTTGATGCTCCAAGAATAGATTTGAATTAACAATGAATACTCAGGCGAAAGGTGTTTTTAAAATACTGATAGGAAACGTGCTACACACATATACAAATTACGATGAAATTCCAAAAACATTTACAAATCTGATATCGTTCAAATTAGATTATTCGTCTGAGCCACATTCTGAAGAAGAACATACAATGATTGAAGAAAAAACAAATCTAATTCATGAACTGATGGCAAGGGAAACTAATTGATGCCAGCCGCGACAAGAATTGGAGATGCAGATGTTACGCATTGTTCCACTCCTCATAGAATAGAAGGATCGCCTACAGTATATGTAAATAATATTCCTTGGAGTAGACAGGGAGATAAAAATGATGGACATTTACTACCTGGAGCTCCATGCCCAACACATCAAGCGCCAATTACTACAGGTTCTACAACTGTATTTGTAAATGGGATGGGTTGTGGAAGAATTGGTGATGCGATAACTGCATGCACAACAGTTGCAGAAGGATCATCTAATGTATTTGCTGGAGGATAGTATATGGCTTTTACTGTACCTGAAATAACGACACCTGGATTAAATGAAGCTCCTTGTGGGTTAAATCCTAAAATAGAAGAATTAAATGCTGTGAAAGATAAGGCTCAGGCCAAGATTAATTCTCTAACTTCTAGCTCTGGAGGAATTACAGATTCTATCGCAGCATTGAGTTCTAGTGTTAGTTCCGCTGTTTCAGAAGTCGCAGCGAAATTAAATGAAAATTTATTTGCGGATATTCCAACGATAGGATTAAAGTTACAAGATGAATTTCATTCGGCTATAAATTCATTCGGAACTGGTCAACAGGGAGCGGGTTTAACGAAATTGAAGGAGATTGAAAAACAATTTCCTAGTTTTGATATGCAAAAAGCATTAGATGCTGCAGCTGGTATATTACCTGCAGGCGCTATTCCAGCCAACGCTACAGATATCATCAAAGATGATTTATCAAAGATGAATAGCAATTTAGAAATAGCTATACCAAAAATCCAACAACTTGGCGGTAATATATCATCTGAAGTCACTTCACTTTTACAAGGCGCACAAACCGCTGTTGGAAGCGCACTTTCTTCAATTACGTCTGGGTCTGGAACCACTGGCGGATTGACTGGTTTAGCTTCTGAAGCTCAAACTGCAGTGAGTGATGCTGTTGGAGAATTATCGAAACTTGGTGGCGCATTTTCAGCAAAGGACGGTCCGATATCTGGATTGATGACCAGCCTCGGCGATGCGGCATCTAGTCTTTCTGCAAATTTGACAGAAGGTATCGCTAAAATTCCATCGTTTGATATTTGCACTGCAGTTCCTAATCTACAAGTTGTAAATGGTGTCGTTGAAGAATTAGCGATCGCTCCAACAAAACCTACAGTGGATTCTGAGCCCCCAATACCACCAGTCGTAGCTCCAAAACCAGCTACACCAGTTCTTGTTGACAAATATTCGTTTCCATTTTGGACGGAAAGTATAAAGGATTCATTTTTAGATACAATCGCACCGCTTGTTGACGGTAAAAGACCTCTGATAAGCAATAGGATTCCATTAGATAGAAGTTGGCCAGCAGCTTTTAGCGAGGCTTCAAAAATTCTTGATACTGCTAATATAGGAGTAGAAGAAGAAGTGAATAAGAAAAATAAATCTATAGAAGAACTACAAAGACAGATTGCGATGCAGAATTCAATAGGCGCTGCCAGTGATTATTTAAATACATCTGGTCGATTTTATCTTCATAGAGTTAGAAATAATTTAATAGACAGGCTAGAATAAGTAATAAATAGATCAAAATAAGGAAATGTATGCAACAACGTCCAACAAATTCTGTCGTATATAAAGACTTTGATCTAAATATGAGATGTAATCCGATCTCAGGAAAACTCTTTATAAAAAAGAATGATGAGTCTTTAAAACAAGCTCTTAAAAATTTGATTCTAACTAATCTATACGAAAGACCATTTCGATCGGATTTCGGATCAAGTATTCGCGAAGCATTATTTGAAAATTATACAGATTCGACTGAATCACAATTGAAAGACAATATAGAAACTGCTATTGCGAATTATGAACCACGAATCGATTTACTAGATATTAAACTTTCTGGAGATCCAGATAGTCATACATTAACCGCTAGTATTGTTTTTCGTGGCAAAAATTCAACTGTAATTTCTGAAGCGACTATTTCGCTTGATAGGATAAGATAATGCCAGCCAATACGACCATTTCTGTAACAGGATTATCCTTTGATACGATCCGCGCAAATCTTCGTGACTTTATCAAAGCTAAAGCAGAATTTGCAGACTTCGACTATGAAGATTCGGCTATTGGCTCTATGCTGGATCTTCTCGCATACAATACATATTATAATGCGTTCTATGCAAATATGGCTGCAAATGAAAGTTTTCTAGACTCTGCACAGTTATATGATAGCGTCGTTTCGCATGCAAAAACTCTTGGATATAGAGCAGTATCAGCGACGGGCGCAACTGCTAATGTAAGAATATCGTTTACTGATACTGCGACTCTTGCACAGCGTTCTTTAAATATTCTTAAAAATTCACAATTTACCGCAACTATCAATGGTGTCAGTTATATTTTCGTAACTCCAAAATCTTATACTATTTCCGCTAATAGCACCAATGGATTTAGAGGAAATATTGATATAATTGAAGGAGTTCCGTTAACTCATAGATTTCTTTTCAATACTGCCAATACGTCGTTTATTCTTCCTAACGAAAATGTAGATACATCAAGCATCACGATTACAGCTACAGTCGCAAGCAATACACAATCATTCATTCGTGCAGATGATATTTTTACAGTC